GTCCAGAGGACCGGACCCCGTCCAGATCCGCACCATGCCGGAGGGGAAGGCGCCCTCGAAGAAGATCGCAGGCCTGAGATCTCCTGCGTCCCAGGCTTCCGCCAAGGCGGTCGTCATCTCGCGGCTCATAGGGCCTCCCGGGCTGATAGGGTAAAGCGATGCCGGGCACCCCGCTCGATGCGGGTCGGGACCGGCGCGGTGGGGCGCAGAAGCACGCGCGGCTGGTTTACCTCGAGCACTGTGCCCGCAGCCTGTGCCCGCCTCAGGGCGGGAAAGACCGTCAAGGTGGCGATCCCGTTCATGTTGGCCGCCGCATCAAAGGCGACCTGATGCAAGCGGCTCTCCCGACCGGCCCCGAGGGTCAGGAAGTCCCCCGACGCCATAGCAGGAAGCCCCGCCGGCCAGCCCCGGGTCTGAAGGACGTTGCCTCCCGAGACCGGCAGATCGAGCGTGATGGTCTGGCTGAGGTTCTTGGGCTCGATCGAGGGATCGGCAAAACGCAGGATACCGCGCCCGGAACCGAGGGCCGAGAGCGCGGCTGAGATCGAGCGCGCCAGCGGGCCCGATTGCGCGGCGAACTCGATCTCGTATTCCCACCATTCGCCACCCCAGTCCTGCACCTCTGTGCTGCCGGTGAAGGGCGACTGGGTCTGGCTGGTGGCGGTCACAAGCCGCCGCTCGAGGCCTGCAACCCAAGTGCGGGGCAAATCCACGATGAGGCTCATGCCAGCCGTCCCCGGCGCATCGCGTTGCCCACGGCCGCGATGGCGATGCGTTCGAACTCGGGCTGTGCACTGCGCAGAACCGTGGCCAGCTGTTCGGCGACCCCGATCTGCGCGCCGCGCGCATCGACGTTGAGATGGACGGAGACGGGCGGCAGGCCTCCCGCTCCGCGACCGAGCTCGGCGCGCGACAGGACGCGCTCGCCCCGCTGCAGGATGGCCGGAACCTCATCTGGCATGAGCCCCGCCCAGCCGCCCGCATGCATCCGCGGGGCACCGGCAAAGACCGCTGCAGGAACGCTGCGCATTGGAGCGCTTTGGCCCACCACGCCGCCTGTGTGCCAGATGCTGGCGGTCACCATCGGGTTCGCCCGAACGGCGGCGCCCCCTCCAAAGAGCCCTCCGCCAAAGGCGCCCGAGAGGGCCGAGGCGAGCGGGCCCAAGACCGCGTTCTTGAAGGCCAGCGTCGCAAGGTCCGCCAGGATCGAGGAGACCAGCGACTTGAAGTCGAACTTGCCGGTGGTGACAAACTGGCGGAAGGCGGTTTCTGCCGAGGAGAAGGCCGAGGTCAGCGTCTCGCCGAGACCCTTGCCCCAATCCATTGCCCCTTTGGCATAGTCAGCCAGGGATTTTGTGACCTGCGCCCAGCCGGTTACGGCCTCTTCGGCCGCCTTCTTGGCAGCGCCACCCGCCCCACCTGCGGCTTGGCCAGCATCTTCAAACCCGTCTGAGAGCGCACCAGCCGCCGCCGCCGCGCCGTTCAGCGCGTTTTCGCCCTCTGTCCCTGCGCCTGTGATCGCCGCCTTCAGCGCGTCCCACGCTGTCATCGGGCGGGAGGCGGCCTCCGAGAGGATCCCTGCCGCCTCGGAATAGCCCGTGGCGCGGCCACGGGCCGCCTCGGCCATGCCACCGAAGAGATCAGGTGCCTCGATGTAGGTCTTGCCCATGGCCGCATGGAACGCATCAGCGGCCGCCGTGCCTGCGGCCGAGGCTGCGCCTTCGAAGGGGTTGGCAATCCCGCCAAGATCCACCGCCTCCAGCGTGCCGATCTTCAGGCCTGCTTCACCGGTCGCCCAGTTAGGCAGGAGGGCCAATGCCGCGTTCAGCCCCTCGATGAACCCATTGATGCGCGTGACCACTGCGTTCAGCATCGACTCGATGCCACCGATCAGCCCGTTCGCCGCCCTGTAGGCAAAATCCCCGATCGCCTGCGGCAGCGCGCCCCAGATTGCTTTCACCCCATCAAAGGCGCCCTGGAACGTCCCGACCGCAGAATTGCCCCAGCTAACGACTGCCGACAGCGCCGATTGCAGACCATCGTAAATCCCCGCCTGCGCGCCCGCCCAGCCAGCTTCAACCCGCGACCAAGCGGCTGTAGCTGCAAGGGCGAGGCGATCCCAGGCTTCCGCCGCGACATCGCGCAGGAGGCCAAAGGCGGCACCAACCCCGCCGACTTTGGCGACGAGGGTTGTGAACTGGTAAACAAGTTCGCCCGCGCCGACGATAAGCGCGCCAATCCCGGTGCGGATCAAGGCGCCGCGCAACACCACAAGCGCAGTGGCGAGACCCTTCACGGAGAAAGCTGCCACCGCCAGGCCCGCCACCCAGCGCCCCGCCATCAGGGTGGCGAAGGTCGCCGCATAGGTTGTGATGCGGCCAAGGTTCTCGAGCACGGCCGAGAACGCCCGGTTGATCGGACCCCCGACTTCCGCCAACCGGACGAAGCCCTCGGCAAGGGCTGTGACCGCAGGCGCCAGCGCCGCGCCGATCTGATTGCGCATGCCCTCAAAAACCTGACCGACGCCCACCAGCGCCATCTGTGCGCGCCGCAGCGCCGTCAACGCCTGCTGGTCCAGCACAACCCCAAGCCCCGCCGCCCGCTCTCCGAGCCGCGTCATCTCGGCACCGCCATCCCGCAAAAGCGGAATGAGCCGCGTCGCATCCGAGGCCATCGCCTCGAGATAGAAGGTCATCTCCTGGCTGTTGACCCCCGCCGTCTCGAGGCTCGAGACATAAAGCTGCAGCGCCTCGGGCCCCGACAGCCGCGCAAACTGCTCCGCCGTCACCCCCACTTTTGGCGCGATGTTCTCAAAAAAATCCGCCATCGGGCCGCCGCCCGTCTGCAGGAAATCCCCCACGCGGTCATTCACGTCCTTCAGGATATCGGCAAGCTTCTCCTGCTCGATCCCGACCGTGCCCGACGCCGCCGTCCAGCGCTGGAACACCTCCGGCGCCGAATTGGCGATCTGGGCAAACTGCGTGATCTGCGCCGCACTCTCGGCCGTCGACCGCACAATCAACCCGAGCGAGGTCGTGGCCGCCGCAGCCGCAGCCCCAAGTGCAATCCCGGCCTTGCTCGCAAAGGCCGCAAGCCGTGCGTTCGCCCGCTCCATTTCAGCAGAAAGGCGCCCGAAGCCCTTGGTGCCGGCCTCGCCGATACCTTCAAGCTCGGCGCGAACTTGCCGGCCGCCGACCGCAGCAAGGCGGACGGAGATGCGTTTCTCAGTCATGGGAGCACGTCCTTGGAGGGCGATACCTCGATTCAAACGGAGGCGAGGTCAGGTGAGCTGGCCGTTTCCGGCCGAGAGGTGTTCATTGATCTTGCGCACCATCACAGCCTCGATGGCGGGCAAGAGTTCGGCGATGGCGGTTGCCGGCACACCGAGTGCCGCACCCAGCTGCAGCGCCGCGCCCATGTCCCAACCGATCACTGCGCCAGGAACCACGCGCAGCTGGCCACCGAGCCGCCCGACGAGATCCCAGACCAGCCAACCTTCGAATGTTTGCGGTGCGTTTATCTTTGCCGGGCAGTCAGGGCAGACGGATCCGCAGGCCGCGCAGTAGCCGTCGCCCCCGTCGAACGCCCACTCGGCAAGGGCGATGAGGCGTTTTTTTCCGCGTCCAGCAGCAAGCCCCTCGCGACATAGACCGTCTGGAACGCCTCGAAGATCGGCCAGATGTCGAGAAGCGCATCGATCGCCTCGGGGCTGACCGCCAAGGGCGCGCCCTCGGCATCCCCGACACCCTCCCAGTCAAGGATCGCCGTGCGCGCCAATGCCTTGGCCATGGCAAGGGCGGCCTCTTCTGCAGAGGCCCCCTCAGGCAACTCTTTCACGACAGGCTGGGAGCGGGCCGCCACCATCAGCGCGGTCGTCAGAGGGGCGAGTTGCACCCGCAGCCCCGGGGTCAGGTCGTGCCATGTCGGCAACGGCTTAAGGTCCAGACGCAGCATCACATTGCTTTCTGTTCTGATGGGCGTATCCCCAGACTGACCCCGGAATCGGGACAGGGAGGTCGGCCATGATGAGGAATGCGGCGATTGGCGCGGGCAGCATCGAAGAGCTCCGTCGAGCGGACGGCTCCTTGATGGCACGCGGCCGCTTTGTTGAGGGTCGGCAGAACGGCTATTGGGAATGGTTCCGCGGGGATGGCTCGGTGAAGCGCGCTGGCTACTTCCACAGCGGCACGCCGATCAGCGTCTGGACGGAATTCGACGCAAACGGCCGTGTGCTGCGCAATGCACCCGCCGATGCCTTCGCCGATCTGACGCATTACATCATCGACGCCCCTCAGGCATAGGACGCGACCGTATTGGTCAGCACCGCCGTGCACATGCGGGCGGGGTTGGTGGCCTTGGCCGCCTGCCAATCAAAGGTCGCCTGAATGCCCTGCGGGCCCGGGATCTCGATCCGGGGACGTGGCAGGTAGACAGCATGCGCCGTGAAGGTGAAGCTCGCATTCGCCCCAAGGCTCCAGCCAAAGACCAGCTCGCAGGGCGCCCCATCGATGGCTTGGGTGATCAGCGCCGTGTCGGCAAAGCGGACCTCCACCCGGCCCGTCAGCGCGGCCATGCCCGGATCAACCCCCTCGATCTTGCCATCCGAGCGGATGGTCTCGATCCGGTCGAGACCGTTGGAATAGGTCACCTCCGCCGAGATGACATTGCCAAGCGGTGTGCCGTTGCGGGTGATCGTGCCATTGAAGTGGCCAAAGCGCTGCAGACCCAACGAGGTTGGCGTGCCAGCGGCAGAGACTGCTGCGACATTCTCGCCCTGCGCCACCAGCCGCGCGGTCGCCGTCAGCAGGCCCGAACGGGACATCTGCCAACTCAGCTGATCGCAGACGCAGCCTGTGTACATCGCATAGCGCGGCACCTCTGGCATCGCCGTCTCGATGGACACACTCGGCAGTGACCAGTTCCCCGACTGGAACGTGTGGGTCTTGGGCGTAGTGCCGGTCGTCGTTGGTCCCCCGAAGGCGGCTCTCAGCCAGAGGCCAAAGTTCTCGACATCGATCGGCACCACAACATCGCCATCCGCCGTGACCGCATCCTTGATCGGGGCAAGCGGGTCGCGCCCCTGGCCCAAAAGCTCCGAGGCAATCAAGGGCTGCTCGGAGCCGAGTGTCGTGCTGGCAAAGGGCACGGTCCGGAACCCTGTGCTCGGCGCCGTTCCGTAAACCGTCTCGAACGCAAGCGCCATTTGCGCCCGCGCCCCATGGGCTCGTGCCATTGTCTTCTCCTGTTTTGACTGAGGGTCAGGCCAACGGATCGGCCGTGGAATAGTGCAGCGTGATGGGAACGATCCCCGCCTTCAGGGACGCGGCCCCGTCTATGGCGAGATCGACAGGCTCGGGCGCATCGGGTTCAACCCAGTCGCAAAGCCCGCGCAAAGTCCGGTCTGCAGCAAGGACGGCTCCAACCTGCGCGCACAAGCCGTCAAACAGGGCATCGCGGTTGGCCGCAGACTGGACAATCACCTCGAGTTCCGCCCGGTGTTGGTAGTGATAACTGAGCGGCGACAGCGTCACGCCCGGCTCGCCGGGGTTACCATCACGCAGGATCATCAGCCCCGCTGGTGGTATGCGCTCCGGCAGAACCTCACCCCGCAACACCGGCACATGCGGGATCGTCCGCAAGGCGTCCGCCAGGGCGGTGAGGATGGTTTCTCGGGCTGTCGGCATCGGGTTGTTCTCGGGCCAAAAGTCAGACAAAAGAGCGACCGGTGGGTCTGTAGCTCAACGGTTAGAGCCGGGCGCTCATAACGCCTTGGTTGGGGGTTCGAGTCCCTCCGGACCTACCGGCGCCCCCTTGGCGAAATGGTAGACGCATGGGACTTAAAATCCTTGGCCTTCGGGCGTGCCGGTTCAAGTCCGGCAGGGGGTACCAGTTGGAAGTGTGGCCGAGTGGTTTAAGGCTCTGGTCTTGAAAACCAGCGTAGGGGGAACCCTACCGTGGGTTCGAATCCCACCGCTTCCGCCACCCGCTTCACGGCGCCCGCGCCTCCAGCCAGTTTGCGACGATCAGACCTGGAATTGTGGCCTGAGCGCGTTCGGCGTCCCGCGCAAGCGATAGCCGCTTCGAGAGTTTCACCTGCGGGACTAAGAGGAAGATGGGCACTGTGCTCTGTCCGCGACCGGTCTTCGACCGAGAGGCCACGCCAAGACCACGGCTGTTCAGTCGTCCTTCGGCCACCAGAAGGCTCGGCCCGTTCCGCCGGAACACAAACCGCAGTCTCAGACCCCGCCGCCGTTCCCATTCTGCCGGCGTGAGGGCCTTTCCACGGGCGCCTTTGCCAGCAGCTGGTGTCGGAATGACGAGCCAAAGCCCGGTCTTCGACCGGATCAAAGGCCCCGTATCATGCGCCCCAATGATCACAGGCGCATTCGACCAGATCAGTGCAGCGGCGTTGAGGCTCTCCGCTGTCGCCGGAAAGGCCTTCGATCTGATCGTGTTGGCAAGTCGCGGTCCGAGCTTGGCGCGTGTGATCTGGGTGCGCCAGTCGGATTTGAGACCATTGCCGGCCACGCGCATGGCTGTCGTCACCGCCCGTTCGCCGGCGCGGATTTCGGCGCGCATCTCGCTGACGATGTCGCCGGTGACGGAGAGGTCGAGTTTCATGCTGGTGTCGCCTCGACAGTCCAGATCAGGCGATCCCGATCCCGGATCGGCTCGCCCCGGATCAGGAAGGTGTCGTCGCCGAAGAGGATCTGCTCGTCAGGGCGCGGCGCGGGGAGATCTGTCACGCGCACGTCAAAGCGGAAGGTCTCCGAGACCAGACGCGCTGCTCCAAACTCGGTCACGGCATCATTGCGCCGGGGGATGATGCGGATGCGGGTGAACTGCCCTTCGCTGTCGCGATGCCAAGCCTCATGGGCGATGTTCGGGTCAGCGAAGAGCAGATCGAGGGCCACGGCAAAGGCCGTCATGGCTCAGCGTCCTCAGTTCGAGCTGAAGATCCGGATCGCGAGGCGCGGTCGCTTGTTGACCGGCAGTATCGAGGCCTCGGTCATCAGATCGATCCAGCGCCCCTTGGCGTCCATCATCTGCCGCGCATAGAGCGGCAGGCCGACGGTGTTGGCGGTCTCCAGCAGGTTGGCTGGCCCACCATAGGTGGTGAAGGTGTCGAAGGTGCCAAGCGGGAAGGCGATGCCTTCGCCCGCGGGGATCAGGCGTTCCGAGGTGCCATTCGAGAGGGTGACCGAGCCGTTGTATTCCTCAAAGAGGATGCCCGCGAAGGGGAAGGCCCGGCGCATATCCTCGCGCAAAGGCTGGCCACCGGTCGCTGAGAAGAACTTATAGGCCTCTTCGGTTTTCGGGTGGCTGATCAGCTTGTCGAAGAACTCGGAACTGACCAATGCGTGCGCCGTGGTCATGGTCTCGCCGAGAAGGCTGTCTTCGATCCCGCGCAGGACCGTCCTCACCTTGCCCTGCACATTCGTTCCGGCCGTGCCAAAGACGAAGTCGACCGAGATCTGCTCGAGGCCAAACTCAGTGAAGTAGTTGTAGAGGGTGGTGCCCGCGCCATCCTTCACGATGCCGCGCAGCGCGTTCATCTCCATGTATTCGCGGGTTTGGGCATGCTTGCGGCGCATCAGCGTCAGCTTGCGGTTCATCACCTCAACCAGCGGGTCGGCCGCGTCCGACAGGCCCAGCGCGGGCATGCCCTGGATATCGGCAGGCAGGATCACCTCGTCATGCGGGATCCAGGGCAGGGCGAAGCTGCGCATCGAGCGTGCCTCGCGATTGCCAACTGTGGCGGGCGCACCCAGCGGCACCGAGGGCAGGAGGCTCAAGACGCCTTTGTTTTGTTCGATCACGACCGAACGCTGGGTGACGCCTTCAAAGCGGAAGAGGCCGATCTGGCCAAGGCGGGTGTAGAGATTGGGCAGGATGTTGATGGCCTGCGTCATCTCGGCGAGCGAATAGCCGCCCGCGTCAAACGGGTTGCGGGTG